ACCAAAACGCTTGTGCTTGTTTAAACCATTTGAATATCCTATGTATTACACAGAGGGTTGGTTAAAACAAGCACAAGCGTTTTGGTTACATACTGAGATTTCTATGCAAGGAGATATAAAGGATTGGAATGAACATCTTCTTCATTCTGAAAGACACGTAGTAGGAAATATTTTATTAGGCTTTGCTCAAACTGAATGTGCTGTTTCTGATTATTGGACAGGAATGGTTTCAAAATGGTTTCCTAAACACGAGATAAAGCAGATGGCACTAATGTTTGGTTCACAGGAAACAATACACGCAACTGCATACTCTTACCTAAATGAAACGTTAGGATTAGATGACTTTGCAGCATTTATGCATGAACCTACTACTTCTGCTAAATTTGAATTTTTACTTGAGACAAAATCAGAGTATACTCACGAAGATCTATATAAATCATCAGATGCTAGAAAAGACGTTGCTAAATCATTAGCAATATTTTCTGCATTTGCTGAAGGAGTTTCTCTCTATTCATCCTTTGCTGTTTTATACTCATTCCAAATGAGAAATTTACTTAAGGGAATTGGTCAGCAGATGAAATGGTCAGTTAGAGACGAATCTTTGCATTCTAAAATGGGTTGTCAACTATTTAGACACATGTGCGAAGAGTATCCTGAATTGAAAGATACAGTTCAATCAAGTGTCGAAGAGGCTGCAACATTAATGGTAGACATGGAACTCAATTTTATTGATAAGATTTTTGAAACTGGAGATCTTGCTAATCTAAATGCAGATGATCTAAAGGAGTTTATCAAAAAAAGAGCAAATGAGAAACTAAATGAGCTAGGCTATGAATCGATATTTCAATACGACAAAGAGATGGCAGCTAACTTAGATTGGTTTTATCATCTTACTGGTGGAACTACCCATACTGATTTCTTTGCAATTCGACCGACTGATTATTCAAAAGCAGGCGAGAATGAGAATTGGGATGAAGACGAACTTTTTAGTTAATTTACGAAAATTACAATATAATGGAAGAAAAAGAAATGAATCACGGAGCCGAGTTTAATTGGGAAGTCGGAGTACACTTTCCAGTTTGGGCAAACACAGACGTTTATGTAAAAACTGTCTCTAAAGGTTATCTCCTTGCTGGAGAAACACCAAAGGATGCTTATTGGAGAGTATCAACAACTGTTGCAAAACGGTTAAGAAAACCTGAAATGGCTTCTAAATTCTTTGACTATATCTGGAAAGGATATCTTAACCTAGCAACTCCAGTATTTTCAAATACTGGCACAGAACGTGGCCTTCCTATTTCATGTTTTGGAATTGATGTAGCCGATTCAATTGCAGATATTGGAGGAAAGAACCTAGAGATGATGCTCCTTGCAAAACACGGCGGAGGCGTAGGTATTGGAATAAACCAAGTTAGACCAGCTGGCTCTAGAATTTCTCAAAACGGTACATCAGATGGAGTAGTTCCATTTTGTAAAATATATGATTCTTCAGTTCTTGCAACAAATCAAGGATCCGTTCGTCGTGGTGCCGCATCTGTCAACCTAGATATTGAACATGGAGACTTTTGGGAATGGTTAGAAATTCGTGAACCTAAAGGCGACATAAATAGACAGTGTCTTAACCTACACCAATGCGTAGTTATCTCAGATGACTTTATGCATAAGCTTGACCAAGGAGATAAAGATGCACGTAAGAGATGGACTGCAGTTCTACGAAAGCGTAAATCTACTGGCGAGCCATATATTATGTATAAAGGTAATATTAATCGTCAAAATCCAGAGGCATACAAGAAGAATGGATTAAAAGTATACATGACGAATATCTGTAGTGAAATTACTCTGCATACTGATGAGAATCATTCATTTGTGTGTTGCCTTTCTTCACTAAACCTTGCAAAATATGATGAGTGGAAAGATACTGATCTAATTTACACAGCTACTTGGTTTCTGGATGGAGTACTTGAAGAATTTGTACATCGCGCAAAATACATGCGTGGATTTGAAAATTCAGTACGATCTGCAGAAAAAGGAAGAGCGCTTGGGCTCGGAGTTCTTGGATGGCATACTTATCTACAAGATAAAAATATCCCATTCGATTCACTACCTGCACAATTTGAAACTCGTAAAATATTTTCACAACTTAAGATAGAAAGTGAACGTGCGAGTAGAGATATGGCACGTGAGTATGGTGAACCACTTTGGTGTGTTGGCACTGGAATGAGAAATACTCACCTACGTGCAATTGCTCCAACTGTTTCTAATTCAAAGTTATCTGGTAATGTTTCTGCAGGTATCGAACCTTGGGCAGCAAATGTATTTACTGAGCAAACGGCTAAGGGTACATTTATTCGCACTAATCCTACACTTGATCGCGTACTTACAGTAATTGGTCAAAATACAAAAGATATTTGGGATCAAATCCTATCTGATGGCGGTTCAGTTCAAGGACTTGATGTTATGGATAATTATGTAGTTAAACTTGGAGAAAGTTCAAAGCCGATTACTCTTAGTGAATTAAATGACCTCCCTGAGAGTGACCGTGCACTGTATATTCCTATGAAAGATGTGTTCTTAACATTTAAAGAATTAAATCAACTAGAATTAGTTCGTCAAGCTGGAATCAGACAACAATATATTGACCAGGCAGTTTCACTTAACCTTGCATTTCCAACTGAGGTCGAACCAAAATTCATAAATCAAGTACACTTAGAAGCATATACTGCTGGAGTTAAAACTCTCTACTATATGCGAACTGAATCTGTGCTTCGTGGAGATATTGCAGCTAGAGCAATGGTAGACTGTTTGAGCTGTGATGGCTAATACTAACTATATTCACATAATATTAAAAGCAGCAAGAGATTGCTGCTTTTTTGTTTAGATAAATAAGATAAACAGATCTTAAAATATTAGGTATAAACTATGAGAAAATACATCTCAACTTATTCTAACTTTCTATTCGAACAGGATGTCCCATTTGCTGACCCAAATGCCGCACCTGCTGGAGCTACTAAAAAAGAAAAACCAATCCATTTTATTTTTTTAGATGATAAGGATGGCTTACGAAAAAAGAAATATCCGGACGGAACTTCTGCAGTTGACTATCCTGCGTACTCAGTAAGTTCTGCTGAGATAGAAGACTGGGTAAAAAAGAATATTATTTCAACAAACAAGAATAATCTAACTGATCCTGTTATAGATGTCCGTAGAAAAAATATAGTTGAGATAGTAAAAGGAAATAAAGTAAATATTGCAGATGACGATATTCCATTCATTGAAAAATTAAAAAATGCAGTATCCACTGATATTTTTGGTAGGCGTGAACCAGATAGTACTATTATTTTTACTTCAGATGGTCACCCAACGACTACTGATATCCAAGTAACTTTCATAAAATACGATAAGTAATGTTAATGTCATTTCTACAATTTATAAATGAAGAGTATAGTGATTCTTCTAATTTTATCAATGATCTTGCATTAAAATTACTAAAGAAGATCCAGACGAACTATCTTGACGAGTCAGATGAGTACTCTTCTTTTTCTGGAATGGAATTTACTACACCATTTACATTTGATCTAAAACTAGATCTACGAAGATCCTCAAATCCTTCAATTGAGACAGATTCACACTTTAAAGGGTTACCTTGGGAAGAGATCAACTATTCTGAAGATGGATATGCAATCGACGCTAACGCTAGAACAAATCCAAATGATTTATTAATTCCAGAGATAAAAATAGTCCTAATTCTTAACCCAAAGGAGGAACCGCACGTATATACTAAGCTTCATGCTAAGTTAATTGATATCCTAACCCATGAGACGAACCATCTTAATCAGATAGGTATAAACGACACACCAGTTAACAGCTTACCATCAAAAAAGGATGCACGAAACGCTGCAAAGAAGAGTTTTAAGTACTTTATGCTACCTGATGAGATTGAATCTATGGTAGAAGGCATGTATGCAAGTTCAAAATTTCAAAATGTTCCACTAGATCAAGTATTTGATGATTATCTTATACCATTTATCAAATCATCATACGTTTCTAAAGAAGAATATTCAATAGTTATGAATACTTGGGTAAAATATGCACTTTCTAGATACCCAGATGCAGTTTTTTCAAAAAAAGTTGAAAAAATAGTGAATTCTATATAAACCTTAACTTTCAGCTGAGTATAATATATAAAAATTACAAATATGAACCAGTTTGAAAAACTTAAGGAAGAAGTAGCGGCTGCACAAGCTGCCATCTTTGATCCAATCTTTGAAATTATTTCAGCAGCAGATGAAGATGCAACCAAGTACTATGGAAAAGGCGTACGTAGCGCTGGAAATCGTCTTAAAAAGAAAATGCAGGAAATTAGAAAAGCAATTAAGCACCCTGCAGTTAAATCTCATATGACTGAGATTCAAAATAGTGCAAAAGATCTTCGTAACACACTAGTTGAAGAAACTAAGACTACTACTAAAGCATAATCTACTCTTTATAATATTTAAAATGCCTCTTTTTTGAGGCATTTTTTATTTAAGATAAAACTAATAGTATTATAGCTAGTACAAGAAACTAAATAAACTACATCATGACAGATTTTTTTGATCTACCAGAAGATGCATTCTCAAAAGGAAAAAATGCACCAAAAAGTAAAAAAGTTGATCCGAACATTTATGATCCGGATCCTAACCTACACAATGGCTCGTACAAGTCAGTAATTCGATTTGTTCCATATGTGTTAGACAAGTCAAAGAGCAAGTATACTAAGTACTCTGCTAAATTTTGGAATGCCTTAACTAAGGAATCCCTAATTATTGATTGTCCATCAAATGTAGATAAGCCATCTATCCTTTGGACAATTGAATCAGTTCTTCGTGGACTTAAAAAGGAAGAACCTGAACTCGTTGAAGAGATTGGTAAAAGCTTTTCCAGATGGTACACTCACCATTCACCAGTTTATATCAAAAAGGATCCACAACGTCCTGATCTTGAAGGAACAGTTAAACTATTTAAGTTTAGAAATCAAATTGATCAAGTAATCGATCAACAGATGAATCCTGAGGAAATGGATGGACTTGCAACTACTAAAAAAATCAATCCATACCATCTACTTGAAGGTAAAGACTTTCTTTGTATTGTTGGAAAGAAGACTAAGGATTTTAGAGATTGGGCAAAATGTAAATTCATGGATGAAGTTACACCATTCATATTTAAAATTGGAGAAACTTCAGTTCAAGTTAAGAACGATGAAAAGACAGTAAAATTAGTTACTGAATTCCTTACAAAAAATACCCCATCACTTGATGAGTATTTACACCAGGAGTGGACAGAAGAGACTTATCAAAAAGTAGCAGAAGCAGTTCTTGCAGCAATTCCTCAGCGAAATATTCTTGAGCTTATCCTTGATAAGAGCAAAGACAGCAAAATGAATGAATTAATTCGTGCTAGATTAAAACCTACCAAATCAAATAATCCAGTTGCTTCAAATAGTGAACCGCTAGATTATGGAATGGCAGCAGCAAGTTCTGCTCCAGAACCTACTAGTAATTCATCAGATGAATACGACGATCTTTTCAAAGACCTATAAAAAAAATAAAAAACGATGAAAACAGAATTAGAAGAAACTACTCAAGTTGAAAAACAGGAAACTCCTGAATCTGATGCTCCAGCAAATGTACTATTTGGAACAATTGGATATAATGACACTACTGCATACGAGTCATTTATACAAACAATGAATCTAAACCAAGCAGTTTTTGTACTTATCGCATCTGCCAATTTTGCTCAAGCAAAAGGCTCATTTAATTTACTAGAATCAGAAGTACTCTCTACTGCAATTCGAACAATCCGTAAGAATTCTGCATCAGAAACTGCTCCTGAGTCTGAAAAACCAGAGTAATATGGATCTTATCATTGACGGAAATGCCTTTATTAATGTAGCAATTAGCGTTACTAAGTCTCTTGCTGAAAAGGATAAAAGGACTGGCGAGGCATATTATGTTAATGATATTCTACAGGACTCAGCAGTTTTGAAAGAACATGTTAGAGTTTCATTTAGAAATTTCTGTTTTACTTATCTTAGCTCACTTATTGCACCTATCGGGTCTTCACTCGATAGCGTGCATATTGTTTTTGACTCTAAAAGCTGGAGAAAAGAGTATACTTCAAGTTTCTTTGAAAGCTCAACATTTACAACTACATCTGCTCCACTAGAATTTAAGTATAAAGGAAATAGAAAGTATGACGATCACCAATATCTCTTCTTTGACTATTTTCAACAAATACTTATCCCAGCATTAGCTGCCAATTGCGGAGTTAACTGTTATCGCTTTAAATCTACTGAAGGTGATGATATTATTGCGCATCTTTGCGAAATATTAGATAATGACCTATTAATCTATTCAGTTGATCAGGATTTAAAACAATTAGTTGGCTCTCTAAATAAGAATATTCTTCTAATTGTTCCTAAGCAGATGAGTAAGACAAAAAAGGTCTTTATTCCAGATACGATTATTCCAGAAAAAGCAGAAGACGAACTAGACAGCTTCTTTTCACTAAATGAGGCGCATATTTCCGGATCAACAGTAGATAAAATAATCAAAAATCTTCTTAATAAAGATTATGCTAAGTTTGTAGTTGACCCAGTTGATGAAATTCTTACAAAGATCCTATTAGGAGATAAATCTGATAACATTCCAAAGATTACGAATATTACTCCAACTAAGGCACGGAAAATTATTGCTTCACTACTTGAAGAGTTTGGAGATAGTCTACTTTCTTTACTTGATTCGCTAGATGATACATTTATTGCATCATTTATTAATCAAGTATGTCTTGCAAATAAAGTTACCGACCAGGATAAACTAGATGAAATCAGAGAGCACTTGCTATTCAATATTAAGATAATACGTCTAGCTACTAATGTGTTCCCAAAGGATATCCAAGATACCCTAGTACAGTTCTTTGCTGACTATTCAGTAGTACCTTTTAAATCTAAGGAATTTACCAATCTAAAAAATAATCAATACACACTATGAAACCATTGTACGAAAGAATCTTAGTCAAGCCTAAGCAGAAAGAAGTTAGAACCAAGACTGGGATTATGCTACCTGAAAAAGCAGTAAAACGTCCAAATATTGGAACTGTTGTTGCTTGTGGAGGCGGTAGTGTAAATAACCCAATGTTAGTTAAGCCAGGAGATATCATCCTATGTAATCGATTTGCTGGAACAGATATTGGGTATCTTGGAGAAAAACATTACATCATTCTTTCAAATGAAGTCATTGCCATCTTAGACGATGAAACTGAAGTTAATCTTGACGAATTCGAATAATCTACCAAAAACAACTACAAAAAAAAAGGAGAAGCATTTGCTTCTCCTTTTTTGTTTTATTAGAAATCTACTTAGAAACTTGGAATAAATCCAGTAGTTTCAGAGCTTAATTGACCTCCAACTCTAGTGATTGTAATTCTATTGATAAACTTATGGATTCCTCTTGGGAAATCTACTCGGATATCGATAATTGCAGTGTTTGCACTAATTACCTCATTTGTGTTGTTTGAAGTATCAAAGATGATTTCATAAGAAGATAATCCTCTTGCTGAAACTACTGCATCTAGGTAGTTTTGAACAATCGTCTTAACTCTAAGTCTAGTGATCTCATCATTAAAATCAAAAAGGAAGTTGAAAAGAATCTTTTCAATATCTCTTTCGATAGTCGACAAGTTATCTCTAACGTGTGCATTATTTAGTGCAGAATTAATACGTTGGTATGCAGTATTGTTTGAAAACAATAAGATTCCAAATCCTCTACGCTTAACGATTAAGTTGTGTCCAACTGGCTCTAAATAATCTCTGTCCTCTTGAGTTAAGTCATACTCGATTCCAACTACTTCAGGATCATTGATTGCTCCACGTTTTCCTCCAGCTACAATTAAGAATGGTGTTCCGTTTTTGAATTTTCTAACATATAGGTTAGAGATATATCCAGAAGGTGGAACTGAAATATTCTTACTTCCACTTCTAACAATTAGATTAGGAAAAGAGTAGTGAGCATAAGATGACAATGGAACTCCATTAACGTCCTCCTCTGCAAACTTAAACAAGTAGCTAGGATTTAGTGAAAGATCTCCACCTTGTGAAATATACTCAGCAGATACTAGTTTATTAGTAGTATTAATAAAGCTAGGGTCAACTGATTTCTCAAATTGCTGAATAGAAGGTGAATTTACGATTGCCATAGCTTGTCCGTGTAGTGCAGCAATTTTAGCTAGGTGATATTTAGAAGATCCTGAAATTGTACCAGCATAACTATCTACTACATATCTAAAATCTACTAATTCTCCAGTAGCAAGAGCTTGAGGAATAGAGGTATCAGTAAAAAGATAGTTTAATATTCCAGAAGTTCCTTCAAGACGATCTGCTGTTCCGTTAGGAAGTGCACTATCCTTAATCTTAAATCCTTTGATATATTGTCCCTTAAGAGTATTTGCAAAGTTATAGATTCCTTTGTATACTTGTAAAGTATTTCCAGTAACGTCTAGGCCAAGAACTTCTTCTACACTTGGAGACATGGTAGTCACAGTATACTCTAATCTAGATGGACTTACACTAGTATCTATTCTTGAAGTTATTGAGATAATCTTTAGGAGACGATCACGACCAGCTGAAGTTCTTGCCTTAATATACTGGTTAACTTTGATGAACTCATCAACTAGTGCACGGTTAGCAGTATCAATTCCAAGAATCAACTTGTTCGGCTGCTGCACTTGATAGTCTACAAAATCAGTAGTCAAGTCAAACGTATGTTTGAAATCTGCACCAGAAGAAAGAGCAACTTTCATATAGCCATTACTATCAGTTCCAGTATAGAATCCATTATTATTTCCCCAATCGTCTTGATTCAATAGAGTAGTGTCCATGTACAACAAAACTTTAATATATGGAATATCAACTGGCGTTGCACCAGCTGAAGTTACCACAAAATTATCAACAAACTTAAGATAGAATGTATTTGTTCCGTCAGTAACTTCATCGCCAGTTTTTAAGAATCCACCAGTATATGCACGGTATATCTTACTTCCAGCAAGTGCAGCAATATAATTTGTTTCAAGTGTTGGAATAACTTCATAACACTCTCCTTGAGCAACTGGGACTGTTCCAAAATTATCTTGATATCCATTAAAGAAAGATGTTTCAGTAAGATCCTTATCTCTTGGACTTCCCTGAATAAGAAAAATCAATTCAGCATCTGCTGGTTTACTATAACTTAGTGTATTAATTAGCGGAGTCCAATCAACTACGGTTACTCCATCTGTATCATATCCACCATCATCTGCTCTATAAATATCAAGAGAATTAAGTTCGTCATATCCATGACCTACAATATCTACACGATGTGTAGTTACATCCTGATCAGTAAAAGTAGACTCAGATAAATCCATTAAGTCAAGTTTTTCAACATCAAGTGAACATAGAATACCAGTAGTTGGAAATGATCTATTTACTAATCTATCAATTGAAACAGTTAATCCTCGTTGATCTTTAAAATCAGGAATCAAGCAACCAACTGTTCTATTAATAACTTTAACTTCTCTAAGTGCAAAAAAGTCAGCAGACTTTTCTGATTTTAAACCAGACTCATCAAAGAATTGTTTGTAGATAGGGTCCTTTGCAAGTTTTAAATAATTAGACCATTCACCATTAAGTATGATTACCTCTACAAAATAATCTGAGATAAAATCATCTCTATGAAGAAATACTGGAAATTCAACATCTGTTCCTCCAATAGTTGAATACCACTCTCTTGCAGTTACATCAAATCCTCTAACATCAGCTTTTCTTACCCAAGTAGTAACATTATTGTTTCCTAAGTTAGCAAATGATAAGATTTTATTTGCAGCAATAGTTGCTTGACCAAATCCTCCAGGATTAGTTACAAAATCGTCACCTAGAGCTAAATTCTTAGCACGATTTAATTGAGCTGAATCAGCAAACCATAATCTACGACGATTGAAGAATTCAACAATCGGATAATCCATAGGTAACGATAAATCGTTATTTGATGATGCTTCAGTATTAAATGTGGTGAAAAATGATTTGTCAGTATTCAAAGTAGGATCCGTTTCTGAATCCAATGGAATAACGTTAAGTGCAAACACTGGACCCTCTCTAAGAGCCACTTCAATTGTTCTATGAAAGAAACTTCCAGCTTTTTCTAGTTTTGGATCAATTTCTCCGTATACTGCTCTAAGCGTTCTAACATCATTTATTAATACAACAGTGTTGAACGGACCAACTCGGCTAGACCCTACAATAAGTCTTCCTGTAGTAAGAGGTAATACTACGTTTTCGCTCTGGTCAATCTCGACTGTGTAAACTCCACTTGACTTATAATTGTTCAAGTTGATCCTTTGTTCGGCCATTTCTATACAGATATTTTTAATTATTTATCCACCAAGACTCGAATAATTCTAAAAAAAGTACAAAAATAAAGATCCTCGGCAATAAGTTAAGTATAATAGCTTAAACAGCATAACATGGCCAACATCGATAATTCGTGTTCTGACTTACCAATTGAGGAGTTATACTCAAAAAGTTCAGATACACTAGGAGACATTATGTCCCTACAGAAAGACACTCAAGAGAATGTCTACCATTTTAATTTCTCAGAAATGACCATACGGGATGTCATGAATTTCTGGCATGTAAATACACATGCCCTAATTGACGAAATCCATGAGGCAACTGATGCTCTTGGTGGAATTAAAGACGGCAGTGGTAACGCTGTTTGGAAGTATTGGAAGAAAGACTTTAGCAAGTATGAGAATATGAAATTCTCAGATCTTTCTGAAAGTGACCAGATTGAAGCTAAGTTTGAAGTAATTGACATGCTACACTTCTTTATGAATTATGCAATCTCTATTGGAATGACTCCTCAAGAGATGTATAACATGTACATGTCTAAAAATAAAGAAAATCGTGATCGTCAACTTCGTGATTATTAAAATATAATATCTCATATGAATACCAATCAATCCGGTGGAGGACTTCCTCCAAATGTTAACCTAGCAGATGCTCCATATATTGAATGTGAAAAGTGTCAATGTCTAGTGTTTGATGAAAAAATAATGATTAAGAAAATCTCTAAATTTATGACAGGCGGAACACAAGATTCAATTGTTCCTCTACCTGTTATCAGTTGCTCAGATTGTGGACACATTAACGAAATGTTTAAACCGAAAGTATGATAATTGGATCTGAAATTCTTGATGAAAATGTTTTAACAATTTCATATTACAATAGTGATGGAAAAATCGATTTCATTAAAAAGAGATTAGTTGACCACGAACTATTCAATTGGGTAGAGTCAACAACTCCGACAAATACCAAAAATTGGGATAATAAGTACGTTAAGAAGAGTAAATCTATTGGTAAATACATCAATCAGTTTAGAATTCAGGAGTTAATCCAAGAAAAATTAACTGCTGCTGAACTCGATGCAATTTACAGTTTCGATAATCTACCTAAGAAAACCTATCTAGATATCGAGATCAAGCTAATAGACGACTCATTTCCAGATCCTGAAAGAGCAAGAATGCCAGTTGGCCTAATTTCTTTCTGTAATGAGGATAACATTACCTACATTCTCTCAATCTTTAATTCAGAAGAGCAACCCGATGGATTATCTGCTGACGATATTGTACGAATGGAAAAGGAGGTTAACGAGTATTTTAGAAAAACCGTTCCACTTAGTCCTCAAGACAAATGGTTATTTGAGCAAGAATTTAAAATAAAGTATAAATTTTTTAAGACAGAGGAAGAGTTACTCGAGTTTTATTTCCATAATCTAGTTCCAAAGTTTTCTTTTGTTACTGGTTGGAATGTAACGGATTTCGACTGGAAATATCTAATGAATCGCTCTAAGAATGTTAAAGTCGATTCTACTGCAAAACTTCCATCTACTTCACTAATATCAAAAAATAGAATTCCAGCACATCTTGGAGTTCTCGATTATATGCAAGTTTTTGAAAAATTAAAACCATATAAAGTGGTTGAAAATTACAAGCTTGACTATATTGCTGGAATTGTACTCGGAGTAGCTAAATTAAAACATCCGTATCCTACATTCCTTTCATTTCAGAAGGATACTTATCTCTTTACTCTCTATAACGTAGTCGACGTTATTCTTGTTAAATTGATTGAAGATAAACTTTCACTACTTGATGTTGCTTACTCCATTGCAAACGTTGCACAGGTTGAAGTAAACAAAGTATTTAGTCCAGTGTATATTGCTGAGATCTTAATGTGCCGTGAATTCCTAAATAAGGGACAACGTATGATGAAACTCCCTTGGGGAGAACAAAATACTGAAGATGGTACTTATGAAGGAGCCTATGTTAAGAAGCCGATTCCCGGCCACTATAATTATATTGCTTGCTACGATTTCTCGTCAATGTATCCAAATATTCAGATCCAGTTCAATATCTCACCGGACACATATCTTGGAAAGATAGGTAAAGTTAAAGTAAAGGGCAATGAGATTCATACAAAGAATGATACTTACTTTTCTAATGATTCAGATTCAGTTGCTCGAACTATCTTAACTAGATTATATGATGAGCGTATCAAGACTCAAGGAGAGATCAAAACTTTAAAAAATACAAAGAAGAATGGCTAAGCCAATATTTATTGTAGGGTTTCCAATCTCTGCAAATCCAGAGGCAATACAAAGAACCTACCTAGATCTTAATGAAAAACTAGGTGATGATTATCATATATTAACGTACCGAACTTCTAAAATTGAGGATGTTGCGTTTAATGTTCTTAATGCAGAGAATGCAAGTGATATTGAACTATCTGAACTATTTGAAACAACTAGAGAGCAAATCACTCAACTACTTAATGAGATTGCTCTTCTTGAATTAACACAAGTTGAAAATATATTACCTAAAAATAACCCGTAAACTATGGAAACATCTGAAAAATTTATCAATTGGCTAGAAGGATACCTCGATGCATGTAAAAACAAATTAACTATCCCACAAGTCAAAGAGATCAGAAAAAAAATAACTGAGTATCATGTGGCTCGTGAATCTGAGCTATTGCCTCTTTGGGATTCAACCTATCCTGGGGCAGTTTCTTTAAAAGGTGCATATAATTCTTTTAATAATACTGCAGTTAATGAAGAATATCTTAAAGAAATTGAAAGAAATAGCAAAGCTTCCACTATGGAAGAACTTTCCTAAAAAAAATATAATCGAAATGAATACTGAAAAGTTAATCTCACTAAAAGAAAATTTTACCGGTCAGAAATTTCAGTGGGTTAAAACCGACCGTCCTGAACTTTTGGGAAAAGTTGTTAAGTGTAGAGATATTGAACCTACTAATGATGGTAGATTTATTGCAATATTTGATGACCAGTCCAAGGTAGATACTACCAAACTGAATCTAAATCTCATAATGATTCATGGAGATATGCCGCCTTTGTCTAAAGAAGAGGTAGAGTCAATCAATAAGCCTAGAGGAACTAAGGCTCCTTCGCCAGCTGCACCTGCCAGGACAGAACAGCCATTTATTGCAGGTGGACAACCTTCTGTAAATACTTCTGCGAATAAACCAAACATGTTTGAAATGTTTAATACTGAGGAAACTAAACTTGGATTAACGATCAACGTAAAGTTACCTGATCGTAAATTGCTAAAGCTAATGTATTCTAGTGCAGAGGACAAAGATAAATTCCTTTCTCAACTTGCTGAATATTTACAAACTATGATTAACAAGCAAGTTATAAAAGATTCAGTTAGTGCTATTCTTGAACCCAACCAAGTTCCAGAAAAACCTAAGAAATCAACTATAAATCTAAAGGAAGTACAATGAACTTAGATATCTCAAAATTTAATAAAAAAGAGGAGTATACTGATGGAAAATATTCAGTGTACTCCTTTTCTGGAGAAAACCGTAATTTTCGTAGAATTGTGTGTGCTGCTGAATCAATATGTATTCTTCCATTTGATTTAACTGATAAGAATAACATCAGAAATATCTACTTATCAAAATACAAAGATTATCTTACTAATAAGTTTGATCATACTTGCATCACTGATACTTTTAATAAAGATGAATTCGATTCATATTATGCAGCAATCGAAGACTGCTTGAAACATGATATGGGTATTCAAAATATCGATGTAAACGATACCTATTATCTAGGTAAAATCAAACATAGTGTTCCTTTTAGCAAAGAGTACAGGTGTTATGGAGTTAACTTAACAAAATACTGCAGCGATCCTTCTGGGTATACTAATCCAGTTCAACACCCTGATCCAAAATCAATTATTGAAAAAATAAAATTCAATAAGTTAATCAAAGGAGATATTTCAGATTCTCTTTCCCTTTCATGTTCACTTCTATTACTTTCTTATTTTTCAGAGTAAGAACTTACCTACCGATTTAAGTAAAAAACAATAAAAATATAGTATTATGGCAGAACCTAAAGATGCGCTTGCTGCGTTTAACAAGTTTAACGACCTACTTGAAAAAAAGGTAAAGTCTAAAATAACACTAATGGGATTCTCAGATATTGATGAGTATATCCCAACTGGAAATTATCTTCTAAATGCACAAATGTCGGGTTCAGTATTTGGAGGATATCCAAATACTAGAAGTATTGGTATTGCTGGAGATTCTGGTGCTGGTAAAACCTTCTTATGTTTAAATGCTGTTCGTGAATTACAAAAAAAGGATTACTTTGTTTTCTACATTGACACTGAAGGCGCAATCGATCGATCTGATTACACAAAGTTTGGAGTTGACCTAGCAAAGCTAAAATATCTACGTATGGGTCTAATTAGTGATGTTAAATTCTTTATTAATGACTTTATTGAAACTATGAGAGAAAATCCAGGACTAAAACCTGCGATTTTTGTAGATTCAGTAGGTATGCTTGATACAGATAAGAGCAAGCGAGATATGGATGCTGGTAAAAATGCATCAGATATGGGTCTTCGTTCAAAAGAGATGAGATCGCTATTTAAGTCATTTACTCTTGAGCTTTCAAATCTAAAAGTTCCATTCATATTCACAAACCATACATATGCATCGATGGATCAGTATACTCCAAAAGGTATGTCTGGCGGTGGAGGTCCTGAATTCTCAGCATCTATTATCTTAATGTTAAGTAAGGGAACTCTTCGAGATGAATCTAAAACTACTACTGGAATTATTGTTCGATCTAAAACTAGAAAAAATCGTTTAGCGAAGCCTATCGATATTGAATTCCATATCTCTTTTCATAAGGGAATGAATCCATTCGTAGGTCTTGAACAGTTCGTAAGTTGGGAAAATTGCGGAGTTGGCCGTGGTAAAAAATTAACTGAGAAAGAATTCTCTAAATTTAAACCAACTGAACAAGCAGATTGTTCTAAGTTTGAAGTAGGTGGAGAAACTTTCTACTATATGCCAGGAAAACTTGCTAAAAACTATATTAGCCGGCATAATGGAGATGAGATTCCAGTAAAAGAATTCTTTACTGATCGATTATTTACAAATGATGTGCTCTTAGAACTTGATGAAAAGGTAATCCAGCCAACTTTTAAGTTTCCAGAAACACAAGAAGGTATTTCGATGTTAGAAACAGATGAGCTTGAAAATTTAAACGGTGAAGATGACTCTGAACCTACGCTCTGATCTTCAGATAAAATACTACCTTGGACTTTATAACGAAGAGGACTTGCATGATGATTCAGCAGTCCTCTTTGATATATTACAATACCTATTAAAGGTAATTCAAGTAAAGCAAAAAAAACTAGATTTTGAAAATCTTAAGTTTTCTTCAAAGTCTCTAAAATATGTGTTTGGAGATAAGATAAATGATGAAACCTTTAAGACAAATCTTGTTAAAAGAATAAAGAGTCTAATCGCCGATGAATATTTACAGGTGGATGGTGACTCTCTCAAAATAACTCAAAAAGGAATAACTAATTTTTATATAATCCAATGATTGATTTTACCGAAAATATCGACTCTCTCGAAAAGATGGTTTGGAACTTTATCTTACACCCAGATAATGAACAAAACGATCTTAAGCCTAAGAGCCATGAATCACTACAGAGAGAAGAGTTAATATTAATGGTAAAGCCTAGTTATTTCAATGAGGACGCTAGACAAGAAGCATTTAAACTTGCAATAAAGTTTTTTAGAGAATACGAAAAAATACCAAATAGAAAAGAACTTCGAAGCTATTTAGAATTAACTAATGCAATTGTAGATGATGACGAATTTGACGACTTATATGCATTCAATTTACGTGAATACAATTATGACTATCTATACAAATACGTTCGTTCTTTCATACTTCTTAGAAATCTTAACCTTACTGTCTTTGATCTTTTAACATATCTAAAGACTACTTCAATTGACCCTGAAAATATCGATAAGATTTCTGAAAAGGTAAGAAATGATATTAGCAGTAAACTTGCAATTAATTTTTCTAGTGGAGACTCTGGACTAAATTTCTTTGATTCAGAATCGCATATCCAACTTGCAAAAACTGGAAATCCTACTGGATTTACTTTCTTTGACAAAGCACTAGGTGGAGGTTGGAATCCAAAATCTTTAGTAGTATTTTCAGGAAGACCTAAGGTTGGAAAATCAATGGTTCTTGGAAATATTGCAGCTCGATCCTTCATAATTGGAAATGTTACTGGCTTAGTAACAGTTGAACTTCCAGAAAGGCAATATATGAAGCGAATAGGCTCAAATATTCTAAATATTCGATCTGACGATTACTCTGGAATTACAGATTCATCTAAAGCTAAGATAATCTCTACCAAGATTGCAGAGTTAAAGGCTTCTGGTAATATTAAAGGAGAGTTATACGTAAAGGACTTTCCAACTGGAAGTGTTACTGCAATTGATATAGAAAATTACTTTCTTCGATTAGAGAATAAGATCAATAGAAAATTTAAAGTAATCGTTGTCGACTACCTAAATCTTCTACGTCCAATTAAAGATCAAAATGGACTATATGAAAAAATCAAAGCAATTTCCGAAGAATTACGCGGTGTTGCTATGCGAAATGAATGGTGCATAATTAGTGCAACCCAAGTTAGACGAGAAGACGTCGATAATTTCGATCTAGGTATGGAGTCAGTTGCTGAATCCTTTGGACTAATTCATACAGTTGATTCACTATTTGGGTTAATGAGAAATCCATTAGACGGTAGAATGAAAATTAAAGTAATTGCAAATCGTGATAATGGTTACGAAGAAAGCTACAAATTCTATACAATGCATAAAGATTACTTTAGACTAACTGAGGAAGTTGGAATAGGTAGTGAATTCTATAGTGATGATGAAGAAGTTAATAGAATGGAAGATCAGTTAAGAACAGAATACTCTGAAATATCTTCTAGCGGATCACCAAAAGAAAAATCAATAGATGAAGATTACGATGCCCTTTTTAATTCAATATAAAATAATCAAGTATGGATGAACCTAGACGAATACGACGAAATTGATGGAGAAGAAGAACTCCCATTTCAAGAAGATAACATAGATGAAATTATCGATGAGTCTGAAGAGATTGTTGCCGATCCTGAAGTAATCAGAGAAGATAAAATATTCAACAACAAGTATAACACTGGTGATGGGTTAGATGATTCTCTTGAATATTCTTATTCTAAGAAAATATCAGTATCTTCTGAATACTCTGAAAACTATCTTAAAGATATCTATGAATACGAAGATGCACTAGAGTCAAAGTTTATACTAGATACTATTTTTAACTTTATAGAGCAAGATCAAGAACTTTCGGATATACTTAAAAAGTCTTCTCCTACTCCATATATCACAAAATCAAAATTTTCAAAAGATGATGTCAACATTATCTTCAACAAAATAAATGAAAATCTTGAAATACAGTCAGCCTCAACCATTTTTTATAGTCCAATTTATATCCTAGAAGTAATCTCTTCTGTTTCATCAATTGAGTATAAAAAGTTATTTGATATGTTCGATACAGATATTCAGGAGATGTTATTAACTGAATTAAATAAGAAATATAAATTTCTTGATGTTAAACTAAATAAAAAACGCATTCACTAATGACTTTTATCAAATTAACACATATCACAGGTTCAGACTATATTAATCTTGACCATATTTACCGAATTGTTGAAACTGCGGTCGACGAGATTACAATATACGACGCAAATTCAATCTTGCCGATTTCATATACTTTTGCAAGTGCACAAGAGCAAATAGAGGTTCTTGCAAAATTTGAAAGTATCGTAGGGATAATTGATATTGATAAGCTTGCAGACCAACGATGAATCTAGAAAATATTCGCAAAATATTTGTTCTTGGAGATCTACACTTAGGCGTTAGAAATAACTCTAAAGACTGGTCAGATATTCAGAGCGAATTCTTGTTAGACTTCTTTCTAAAAAAAGTAGATGAGGACGGTTTTGATCCAAAAAGAGATATACTTGTTCAACTTGGCGATTGGAATCACGTTCGAGAATCTACAAATACTCGAATCTATAAAATATCTCTAAAGATAGCCGAGACATTTTCAAAGAAATTTAAAAGAGGCGTATTTGTTATTCTTGGAAACCATGATGTTTATTATAAGGATCGAACAGATACTCACTCGCTTGAGGGATTTACCCTAATGTATCCAAATTTTCATGTTTTTGAAAGTGCTGAGATATTAAAGATTAACTCAACAAAGTTTCTTATGCTTCCTTGGATAGAGGACGTGCGAGTATTAAAAGAAACAGCAAATGTGTATAACTCAGCAGACTATGTCTTTTGTCATGCCGATGTAAAAGGATTTAACCTAAATAGAGTAACCACACTAGAACACGGATTCGATTACGCAGATCTAGCTAATTTTAAGCGCGTTTACTCTGGACATATCCACATTCGCCAGGATAAAAACAATGTATTATATGTAGGAACACCTTACGAAATGGATCGAGGAGACCGTGGTAACTCTAAAGGCTTCTATGTTTTAGAACTAGATAACACTAGTTTAACTGAAAAATTTATTGAAAATACCGTTTCTCCAAAGCATGTAAAATTCGATATTCTAAGTATACTTAATACCACTTCTCTAGAGATCAATGAGTTGTTCAAGAATAACTTTGTCGATATTTCTATTGAATCAAGTTTTTCTTCTAGATTTCCAATTGCTAGGTTCACTGAGTTAGTCAAAGACTTTGGACACAGACGTCTTGAATTTATTTCATATTCAACTGATCTAGTTAAATCCAAGAGCGATATTGAAATAGACTCAAATTACGAATATAATCTATTTAATATACTTGAAGATAGACTCACTGAGATGAATATTGTGAAATACAAATCTGATCAAATCTTCAGCAAGTTTAAAGAAATATATGATTCTTTACGAAATTCAAAACAATACGAATAATGAAACTAGTTGAGTGGTCATATAAAAATATTCTATCTTACGGAAATCTATTACAGACTTTCAAGTTTGATGATACTCCTCAATTAATTCTAGTTGAGGGTGAAAACGGTGCAGGTAAATCTTCAATCAAAGAATCACTAACTGTTTCAATTTATGGGAGATCTGCTATTCGAAAAATGAAAGATATTCCAAACTGGATTAATAAGAATGCATATACGAATGTCAAGTTTCTTACTAATTCTGGTGACTTCGTTGAGATCGATCGAGGAATCGAGCCTAACTTTAGTGATATTAAAATAAATGGATCTACCTTTAATCTACCAGACAAGAGAAAAGTTGACGAGTTTGTCGAGGATGAATTAGTAAAGATTCCGTTTCCAGTCTTTTGTAATACAATTAGTCTATCCTTTGATGACTTTAAGTCGTTTGTAAACTTAACACAAGCAGACAAGCGAAAAATTGTTGATCGTATTTTTGGAATTGACATATTAAGTGATATGCGAGCAGTAGTTAAAGAAGATCTTAAACTAAATCGTAAAGAGCTAGATATAATTAATTCACAAATTGCAAAAAACGCATCAACTTTACAAAATTCTCTAGACCAACTAGATATTCTAAGAGATCGACTAAGTAAAAAGAAAGAAGAGGAATCTGATACACTAAAGGAGACTATTACCAAAAAGACTTCTGAACTAGACACGATCAAAGAAAAGTATACTTCATTTACTCAAAGAATCTCGGATTCTCAAGGAAAACTAAACGAGCTCCGTGATGAAATTAGTAAAACTCGAGCTTCTACTCATGATCTTGGTGAAAAGCTTGCACTGTATCAACGAAATCGCTGTCCACACTGTCTAAATGATCTAACTACTGACTCTTCTACTAAAACTAAGGGGGCAATTGAGAATAAGAAGAAGATACTTGATGAAAAACTTCCAAGTCTTCAAACATCATTTAACGCTCTTAATTCAGAACTATTAAAGATAACCGAAGATCAAAATACTTCTAAATCTGATTATTATCAAGTAAAGGCAGAACTAGATCAATTTACAATCCAGTTAAAGAAAATGCTAGCTTCACTAGAGTCAGACGAAACTGAGTCAGTTCAAGCAATTATTGATTCTATTCAATTGGAAATAGGTAAAGACAAGGAGAGTGCATCAACTCGAGAGCAGTCAGTTGACCTGTTCAGTACACTTGATGATCTCTTATCTGATAATGGAATTAAGAAGACCCTAATCGATAAAATTATACCTACTCTAAATCATAGAATCAACGAGATTGCAAATGAACTAGAATTCAAATTTTCATTTGAATTTGATAATGATTTTAATCCAATAATTAGCTACCTAGGAATGCAGATTTCTGCAGAGAGCCTCTCGTCAGGTCAGCGTAAACTAATGAACCTAATTGTTCTTCTTGCATTTATCGAAATAATTAAAATGAAACACAGTCAAATGAACGTAATGTTTCTTGATGAAATATTTAGTTCTCTTGATAAAAATAATGTTTTTCGGGCACTTGAGATAATCAAAAGGTATTCAGTAAAGTATAATATGACAATATTTGTTGTATCGCATGAGGCCCTACCTGAAGAATTCTTTAATGCTAGAATTATAGTCGAGTCGACTAACCACTTCTCCGAAATGAAAATAATCACTACCCAAAACTAATATGAAAATCTGCCTAACTATGATCGTTAAAAACGAGAGCAAAATAATCTCTCGTCTAATTGATAGCGTACTTCCAATTATCGATTCTTGGTGTATTGTCGATACTGGAAGTACTGATGATACTATTGAAATTATAAAGAGTAAGTTGTCACATCTCCCTGGAGAAGTTGTTAGTTCTCCTTGGGTAAACTTTGGGTATAATCGATCCCAAGTAGTAGAATTATCTAGAAAATGGGGCGATTGGTCACTTACTCTAGATGCAGACATGATCCTAGTAGATAATGGATTTAATAAAAGTGAACTAGACTCAACGGTTGCTGGATACTATCTATTTCAGAAATCTCCTTCAATCAGTTATTCAAATATGCGATTTCTAAATACTAAGTTTACTTGGAAATCTATTGGTGTTACTCACGAATATTATTCAGTTGCTGAACCTAACTCAGATCTTAAAACAATCTATTCACTTGAGATAAATGATATCGGTGATGGCGGTGCCAAGGCCGATAAGTTTGAAAGAGATATTCGTCTACTTGTTGATGATCTTAAAGTTGATCCAAATAACTCTAGATCACATTTCTATCTAGCAGAGTCTTATTACAATACACAACAGTTTGCTCTTGCTAGAAAATATTATAGATCATGTGTTGACTTGACTACTTGGGATCAGGAAAGATTCTTTGCTAAATATAAAATAGGTCTTGCCTCAATCGCTCTTGTGGAGTCAGATGAAGTTATCTCAGCAGATCTCATGCTTGCTTGGCTAGATCGTCCTCTTCGAGCTGAACCTATCTTCAGATTAGCTCAATATTTCAAAAGCAAAAATTGGGAAAAAGCTTACGCCCTGCTAAAATTATGTGTAAGTATACCCTATCCACATGGTGAAGCTCTATTTGTATTTCCAGATAATTATGGGGCTCATCCGCTAGACGAATTATCACTTGCTTCATGGTACACTGGAAGATTTCATGAGTTTGAAAGCTGCATACTTTCTCTTAAGACCTATCCAGAATACTACGAAAAACATAAAGATCGTCTTGAAAGCAATCTAAAGTATCTTAAAAAATAAAAGAATAGGCAACTGTCCCTGGTCGAGTACCGACATTCCAGTTTAATGTTTCAGCTCCTACTGGAGTAGTACTAACTGTGCCTCCAAATGTCCAGATAGTTTGGCCACTGTTTTGCGATGAATCAATTCGCGTACCGTTTACATAAATCAGAGATTGTGTCGCACCTGGATCTAGCGTCCAGATAGCCCTAGTTGCTGCACCAGATGATATTATTGTAGGTCTTGCGGTAGTCGCTAAACCTCCTGTGATGCTTACCGCTGCTCTAGTTCGATATGCAACAAGTTCTTGTAGTGTAATGTTAAATGTTCCTGCGGTAGAACATATTAAGTTATTGCAATCCCAACCAGCTGTTCCTGTAAAAGTTGTTGCTCCATTGAGAGTCAAAATACTTGCAATTGTCAATACCTGATTTAACGTGATAGTTACGCCTACTGACGTTGTGACATTTCCCCAGGTCATGCCACTAGTTGCCATTATTATATTTGCCGCTGGGAATAATGTTCCACTTGTTGCATTAACTGTACCGCCGCCTGCAGTGTATGTAATATTTGATCCATTTCCAGCTTTTGTTAAAGAAGTTATCGTATGAGTTTGGCCAGTATTTGGCGAAATTACCAAGTTGTTGCTTATCGAGCCTGCTGTCCAATTGCCAGTGTAATAAAATACAACGGTTGCTGTTCCAAATAGACCACCACCCTGTAGAGATGTACCTGCGATAAGCATTCTACTACCATTGGAAGTATTTACCGTGAGATTCCCACCACCACTATTATTTGTTGTACCGCTTACGTGAAAATCTGAGGTAAGTGTCCAAGTAGAAGCATATCTACAGTCTACACTATGCCATATAATAAATTTGGTAATACTTGGACTTGTATTAAATGTGTTGTTTGTTCTTGCCCATACTGTACCTGTGGAAAGAGGTGTAGGTCCTCCATTCGTATCTAAATAAGTTACAGTGGTACTAAATATATCAGCAAATGTACCGCCCAGACCAGTAACGGTTAATTGACATCCAGGGAATGGATTCATTGTAAGAGTTATACCAATCATTTGATTACCACTATTTATAGTGCAATTTTGTGAGCCATCAAATATAATTGATAAGTTTATGGAGGTAATTGTTGCAACGGTTCCTCGCATTCTAACTACACTTCCGCCGTTGTGTACCCACGTAACACCAAACGAACTAAATTGAGAAAAAACCCCGGTACAAATAAGGTCGTCATTTGTTGTAATCGTACTATTCGGAGTGCTAATTGCCGGACTTTGCACGTTTCTCCATATAGCCCCATTTGAAGTTATTGTTGTAGTATATATGGTTAGATTAACTAAACTAACGTCTCCAGCAGTTCTTACAAGAGTTCCACCAAATTTATAAAGTGAACCTGTGTAACTACCGGTCGCATTAAAAACTACATTATTTTCAGTATTTATAGTATTGTTTAATGTAGCAGCGCCTACTGAAATAAAATTAAGAGTAGCAGTCCCTGCTAAAGCGTTACCTCCGGCATGAGTAAAATTACCTTCTATAAATAAGTTATCCCCGTTTCCGGCAGAAGTTCTATTTATTCTAAATACAAAATTACCATTGGTTCCTACAAAATTAAGTATATTTGTATCTCTAACCAGTGTAATCGTAATCGTTACTCCGCCTAAAGCAGTATTCATAATCAGGTTAGGGATCCTAAAACCAGTTAAAATATCAAAGGTTGAATTAGCAGCAATAGTGAAACTTCCGGCACCAGTTATCTGAGCGGTAACCATGCCTGCGCCAACTGTTACGTTGCCCCAAACTTGTAGAGCGTTTGTCATAGCTAGATTTCCAGAAAAGCTTGTTAGATTAATACTTTTACAAAGAGCTGCAGAAGTTACGGTAGCTGTACCTGCACCCGAATTAGAAGTAAAAAATACATCATCTGTCGCATTTGGAACAGCTACAATTCCTGTTGTTCCTGTTGGAGTATCACTCCAATTTGTGTTGCTATTCCAATTACCTGTGCCGCCAGGTCTCCAATATCTTAGTGCCATACCTTAACAGACAAATGTAAATGATTTTGTTAACTGCGGAGATCCTGCTCCCCAGTTTATAGTTGACGCATCTATCCCATTAGTTCCTCCCTGAAAACTCCAGATTGTCATGCCTTCTGAACTGTCGATTGCAATTGCGCTTACATAAACCATAGATTGTGTTGCAGGAGTATTAGTTAGATTCCATTTAGCTAAAACATATGGCGCTGTCAAATCACTAGATCTCATAAGTATTCTTAGTGCATTTGTTCCCAACATAATTACATTAGTTGTAGTAGTATATGTAATTGCTTGCTGTAGTGTAATAATAGAAGAAGGAGCAGAACACGTAAGAGTTCCACACGTCCAGCCTGATGTTCCTGTAAATGTCGCGTTACCCGATAACGCAAGTGTCCCTGTTATAGAGAGCGGAGAAGTTATTGCAATATTTCCACTGACTGGTACCGTCATATTAAAGAAGTTTTCGCCATTTGTATCAAATATAGTCGAAGTTGTTCCTGAAACAATGAGTGTTGATGTACCCCCATTTAATGTAACTGCTGAGTTAATAGTGACAGTTGTTCCTGAAACTACTGTCAAGGTAATTGCTCCCATGTTTAGTGTTCCGGACGTTGCTATAAAAGTTCTTGTAGCTAACCCCCATGTGATATTTGAGGTTAACGTAACTGCGCCAGCGGTATCAATGATTACATTATTGTTAAGAGCAGATGCAGATCCGCCCCAATTTCCTGTGCCAGTGAATCTTATAGTCGATGTACCAGAAACACCACCAGATGTCTGATTATTAGTAAGATTACCTCGTACATTAAAATTAAATAAACCATTAATAATTAATGATGAACCTGATGCAGCTGTGCCTAATGTAACATTATTGAAATTAGATGCAGATGATAATGTTAATATGGAATTATATGCCATAGATAAATTATTCCAAACAGTATTTAGTAAATCTAGAGTGAATAGATTACCTAAAGGAATGCTTAATGTTGATCCAGTAGTAGTCAGAGTACCTACATTTGTATATTTTAGAGTTTTTGTATTTCCAAAAATAACCGTTGTTCCAATTACTATTGTACCACTTGGAGAATCAAATTCAAGATCAATTCCTATTGCACCAGTTGAAGAATGCGACCATGTTCCAGAACCGTTCATTTTAAGTTTGGCAGTTCCAGATAGCAATGCAGAATTTCCATGTGTTAGATTTCTTGTAATGTTTACAAGAAATCCTACACCATTTATAGCGTGAACGCTTCCGCCAAGACCGCTTGGAATAACTAAATCTCTGACAGTCGCGCTGCTTTCTAAAGTAAGTGTACTGTTCAAACCAATATTGAGATCGTTCCATACAAAACTGCCTGCGTTGAGTGTTGATGTTCCCTGAATATAATAATAACCAGTTGCTGTAAATGTACCAGCCGACGTACACAATGTTCGTTTACCTCCGCCAACAACAATATTGGTTGCGGTAATTGCACCGGTTGGGCTGTCTATAATTACATCAATTTGATAATTGCCAATCGTGCCAGCTCCTCCACTCCAGGTACCGGTACCATTTAAAATTATAGTTGTAGTACCAGTAAGAAAACAATAAGTAGTTCCAATTGATAATGATCCACCTACATAAAGATTGTACAATCCATTTATTGTACAATTACCATATGTTGCTGTTCCGTTTGCTATAAGATTTCCACTAATCGTAGTATTTTGAGTTAATGTTATTGTGTAATAAATACCGGAACTATTAGCTGCAGCAATTGTAAGATTATTTAGAGTTGCTGAGCCCATAGTTAATGTACAATTTCCAACAGTTAATGTACCAGTATGTGTAAATGTACCTAATACTCTAAAGGTTTTATTGTCTTGGCCAAAAGTTCCAACCAGAGAAAATACCCAGTTTACTGCTGAATATGTTCCAGTAATATCTAGATTTATACAAACATATGAATTCCCAGTAATTGTTCCGGTTCCAGCCAAGATTATTTTAGATGTACCACTAATATTGTTATAAGAAGCTTGCCCTACAAATAGATTTCCTGAAACATATAAATGTCCAGGACCATTTAAGATCCCTTGACCATACAAGGCTAAGCCGAAATTTCCTGTACTAAATGTTCCATTAATATATAGGTCGGCCGAAAGTACTACTGTATATCCAGAGTTTCCACCGCCGCTGTCTGGGCGTATTGATAAATTATTCCATACACTAGCTCCCAGAGTTAATGTAGAGTTAGTAAGAAATAATGTGGAACTAGTAACTGTAAATACTCCACCAACGTTAGTATATGTCAATGTTTTGCCATTGCCAAAACATACTGACCCGGAAACTGTAAAGTTTCCTGTTTTATCGATGGTTAAGTTATTTCCAACTTGTCCTAGACCTGACCATATTGTTGTAGAAGAACCTAATAAAGTTATATTGCTAGTTCCCTGCACATTGTTAGTCATCGTCAAGTTCTGGTTTACATTTAATGGACCACCGTTGATATTTTGTGCAGTAGCAAATGTACTAGCTGATGTGAATGAACCATTCACAGTTAAATTGTCATTTATTGTAACTGTAGTTACCGCGTTTGCAGGATTAGCTATTATTACTGATGTTGGCCATGGAATACTGTTTGATGTAATATTTGCGGATGCCGTTATTCTTAAATCAGACGATCCAGTAAATGCAATACCTGATGTAATAGTAAGAGTACCTCCATTGATACCTAGTTGATTTGCTAGATTTAATGTTCCTGCGGTTAGTGTAAAAGTACTGAGAGAGCAGTTAAGTCCTACTGTAGTAGTTGTAGCAGTATTGACCACAATAGGAAAGAAATGCGTTCCGGTAATAGTTCCAGTGCCGTTCATTTCAACAACTACTGAACCGGAAAATGTTCCATTTTGGGTTAAATTTCCACCAACATACATTCGTCCAGCGCCTGACCAGGTATTGGTTCCGTTTGGAGTAATAAAACTGCCTGTTAAATATAAATCAGTAGGCACTGATAAGGCACCAAACGCCGCCATTGTTAAGTTATTAATAGTTTGACCTCCTAAACTCAATACAGTACCTGAAAAGGTTATTGTTGAGCCTGTTGCAGAAATTGTCCCAGCTGTCCTTACAAATGATCCCGTTACGCCAACCGATCCTGTAATTGTTCTGGTAAATCCTGGAGAATTAATAGTTAAACCGTTTATGTAACCGGTTCCGCTCCATGTACCTGCACCTGTAAACACAAATGCGGTTGTTCCGGTTTGCTGTCCAGCAACACTGCAGTCTCCAGTTACATAAACTGTGCTTCCATTTATCGTAACATTTAAACCAGGATTAGTCCAGGTAGAAACATAAAAATCGCCTGTGATTGTTATTGTTCCACCGCTGGCACCTGTGTCATACCTAAACGGTCTGTCCCATGGTTTACCATTAGTTGTTATTGTAAGCAAAGGGTAGGCGATAGCGGTTAATCCGCCAACGCCAGTAATAT